CCTGAGCGCGGAAACCGGGGAATTTATCGGGAAAGGAAATGCGTATATTCCGCCGCAGACAGGGCTACCCGCATACTGCACCGACGTCCTTCCCCCGCAGACGTCCGCCGGTAAAGTGGCGGTGTTTGATGCTGAAACCGCGAGCTGGAATGTAATGGACGATCACCGGGGCGCGACTGTATTTGATACTGTCACCGGGGAGCAGATCCATATTACTGCACCGGGCGCACTGCCTGAAAATGTCACCCTGCTTTCACCCGACGGTAATTACCAGAAGTGGGACGGCGATAAATGGGTTGATGATGCTGACGCAGCGCGCGCGGCCAGAATGGCAGAAATCACTGAGCTGAAAAACATGCTGATGACGCAGGCCAGCATAGCCATTGCGCCGCTGCAGGACGCCGTCGAGCTGGAGATTGCCACCAGTGAGGAGCAGGCGCAGCTCGCCGCGTGGAAAAAATACCGGGTGCTTCTCAACAGAGCAGACCCCGAAGCTCCGGACATTATCTGGCCTGAAAAACCTGCCTGATACACGAAAAAAAGCCCTCCAGGTGAGGGCAGTCATTTTGCGTCGATTCTTATTATCACGATATGGCATGTGTAATGACTCATCCATGAGTCTTGTACCCTGGGTTGGGCGTGTATCCTTTCGGAGCCGTTCTAAGCATGGCCTGTATCTGATTATTCACAAGCGTAAGCGGTAAATTTTTTTGTCCGTTGTTGTCCAGTACGGCACCCATCCCGGATAAATAGCCCCGCCCCCGCGCACCCCGGAAAATAGCACTCACCCCAACACCACGGAGTTAAACGGATGAGTGATTATCATCACGGCGTGCAGGTCGTCGAAATCAACGACGGCACGCGCGTTATTTCCACCGTCTCAACGGCGATTGTCGGCATGGTCTGCACGGCCAGCGATGCTGACCCGGCAAAGTTCCCCCTCAATGAGCCGGTACTGATTACCAGCGTCCAGAGCGCCATCGCTAAGGCCGGGAAAAAAGGCACCCTTGCCGCCTCGCTACAGGCCATCGCCGATCAGTCAAAACCGGTGATTATCGTTGTACGCGTTGCCGAGGGCACCGGCACCGATAAGGAGGCCGCATTCGCACAGACGATTTCCAACATCATCGGCACCACGGATGAAAACAGCAAATACACCGGCCTGAAAGCACTGCTGACCGCCGAAGCGGTGACCGGCGTCAAACCGCGCATTCTTGGCGTGCCGGGTTACGACACGCATGAGGTGGCGAGCGCCCTTGCGCCTGTCTGTCAGAAGCTGCGCGCGTTTGGCTACATCAGCGCGTGGGGCTGCAAAACGGTATCAGAGGCCATCGGTTATCGTGACAATTTCAGCCAGCGCGAGCTGATGGTCATCTGGCCGGATTTTCTCGCCTGGGACACCGTGACCAGCACCACCGCCACGGCTTACGCCACCGCCCGCGCGCTCGGCCTGCGCGCCGCCATCGACCAGTCTGTTGGCTGGCATAAAACCCTCTCTAACGTTGGCGTGAACGGCGTCACCGGCATCAGCGCGAGCGTGTTCTGGGATTTACAGGAGCCCGGCACCGATGCCGACCTGCTCAACGAGGCGGGCATTACCACGCTTGTCCGCAAGGATGGTTTCCGCTTCTGGGGTAACCGCACCTGCTCCGACGATCCGTTATTCCTGTTTGAGAACTACACCCGCACCGCACAGGTTATCGCTGACACGATGGCGGCGGCGCATATGTGGGCGGTCGACAAGCCGATCACCGCGACGCTCATCCGCGACATTGTTGATGGCATCAATGCCAAATTCCGCGAGCTGAAAACTAACGGTTACATCATCGATGCGACCTGCTGGTTTGACGAGGAAGCCAACGACAAGGAGACCCTCAAGGCCGGGAAACTGTATATCGATTATGACTATACGCCGGTTCCCCCTCTCGAAAATCTGACCCTGCGCCAGCGCATCACCGATAAATATCTGGCGACGCTGGTCTCGGCCGTCAACAGCAAATAAGGAGCCTGATTAAATGGCCATGCCACGCAAGCTCAAATACATGAATGTGTTTCTCAATGGCTTCAGCTATCAGGGGATCGCCAAATCCATCACCCTGCCGAAGCTCACCCGCAAGCTGGAAAACTATCGCGGGGCGGGGATGAACGGCGTCGCGCCGGTTGATATGGGGCTCGATGATGATGCCCTCTCGATGGAGTGGTCGCTCGGTGGCTTCCCCGATTCCGCTATCTGGGAGCTCTACGGTGCAACCGGCGTTGATGCCGTGCCGATCCGTTTTGCAGGCTCCTACCAGCGTGACGACACCGGCGAAACCGTGGCCGTTGAGGTGGTCATGCGGGGGCGTCAGAAGGAAATCGACACCGGCGAGGGCAAGCAGGGCGAAGACACCGAGTCGAAAATCTCGGTTATCTGCACCTATTTCCGCCTGACGATGGACGGTAAAGAGCTCATCGAAATCGACACCCTCAACATGGTCGAGAAGGTGAACGGCACCGACCGCCTCGAACAGCACCGCCGCAATATCGGCCTGTAATGCTCACCCGGCCAGCGCCGCTGGCCGGTTAACCCTGAAACCTGATTAAAACGAGAACACCATGACAAACGATAACGTAATCACCCTGGAAAACCCGGTTAAACGCGGCGAGCAGATTATCGACCAGGTCACCCTGATTAAACCCACCGCCGGAACGCTGCGCGGCGTCAGTCTGGCCTCGGTGGCAAACTCTGACGTTGATGCACTGATTAAGGTGCTGCCGCGCGTGACGTCCCCGTCGCTGACCGAGCATGAGGTTGCGGCGCTGGAGCTGCCTGACCTTGTGGCGCTGGCCGGTAAGGTGATCGGTTTTTTGTCGCCGAGTTCGGTGCAGTAACCTTCCCGAAAAATCTGTCGGTTGATGACCTGATGGCGGATATCGCGGTGATCTTTCACTGGCCGCCATCAGAGCTTTATCCCATGAGCCTGACCGAGCTCACCACATGGCGCGAAAAAGCGCTCCAGCGAAGCGGAAACACCAATGAGTGATGTAAAACTTCAGGTATTGCTCAAGGCCGTTGACCAGGCGACCCGCCCGTTAAAGTCCATCGACAAGGCCAGCAAAGCGCTGGCCGGGGATATCAGGGGGACGCAGGACACGCTGCGCGGCCTCAACAACCAGGCATCCAGGATTGATGGCTTTCGCAAAACCAGCGCACAACTTGCGGTCACCGGTCAGGCACTGAAAAAAGCCAAACAGGAAGCCGCCGCGCTGGCGCTCCAGTTCAGAAATACCGACAAGCCTACCCGCGCACAGGCCAATGCGATGGAGGCGGCGCGTAAAAGTGCCGCCGCGCTCCAGGCGAAACATAACAGCCTGCGTGAGTCGGTGCAGCGTACCCGGCAGGAACTGAGCCAGGCCGGGATTAACACACGCACACTGGCGGCTGATGAGCGTCGCCTGAAAAACAGCATCGGGGAAACCACCGCACAGCTTAACCGGCAACGTGAGGCGCTGGCGCGTGTCAGTGCGCAACAGGCAAAGCTCAGCGCGGTAAAAAACCGTTATCAGGCTGGTAAGGAGCTCGCCGGGAAATCGGCGGCGCTGGGTGCTGCCGGTGTGGGCATCGCAACCACGGCCACGCTTGCCGGAACGGCGTTACTCAGGCCGGGATATGACTTTGCGCAGAAAAATTCCGAGCTCCAGGCGGTTCTCGGCGTCAAAAAAGACTCGGCAGAAATGACCGCCCTGCGCAAACAGGCGCGCCAGCTCGGGGACAATACTGCCGCCTCAGCCGACGATGCTGCCGGGGCGCAAATCATCATCGCCAAAGGCGGCGGCGATGTGGCGGCGATTCAGGCCACGACGCCTGTCACACTGAATATGGCGCTGGCGAACAGGCGCACGATGGAGGAGAACGCCGGGTTACTGATGGGCATGAAATCCGCCTTTCAGCTCTCAAACGATAAGGTCGCCCACATCGGGGATGTGCTCTCGATGACCATGAACAAAACCGCCGCGGATTTTGACGGGCTGAGTGATGCGCTCACCTATGCCGCGCCGGTGGCGAAAAATGCCGGGGTGAGCATCGAGGAGACCGCCGCCATGATTGGCGCGCTGCACGATGCCAAAATTACCGGCTCAATGGCGGGTACAGGGAGCCGTGCGGTGCTCAGCCGTTTACAGGCACCGACAGGCCGGGCGTACACCGCCATAAAAGAGCTTGGCGTCAGAACGGCTGACAGCAAAGGTAATACCCGCCCGATATTCGCCATCCTGAAAGAAATACAGGCCAGCTTTGAGAAAAACAGACTTGGCACCGGCCAGCGCGCCGAGTACATGAAAACCATCTTTGGTGAGGAAGCCAGCTCGGCGGCACAGGTGTTAATGACCGCCGCGTCAACGGGCAAACTCGACCAGCTCACTGCCGCGTTTAAAGCCTCGGACGGCAAAACGCAGGAGCTCGTTGAGGTCATGCAGGACAACCTCGGCGGCGACTTTAAAGCGTTCCAGTCGGCTTACGAAGCGGTCGGTACTGACCTGTTTGACCAGCAGGAGTCCTCCCTGCGTAAGCTGGTCAAGACTGCCACAGGGTATGTGCTCAGACTCGACGGCTGGATCCAGAAAAATAAAGGGCTGGCGCAGACGCTCACCACCATCGGGGCGGTTGCCGCCGGGGCTATCGGGCTGGTCGGGGCGATTGGCCTCGTTGCGTTCCCGGTTATCAGCGGCATTAACGCGATTATCGCCATTGCCGGTGTGCTCGGGACGGTCTTCAGCGTGGTCGGCGGCGCGATCATGACGGTACTCGGCGCGCT